AGTATACCCTACTGAACCCTCGTATATCTTTGTTTGTGGTGCTGTTGTTGAATTATGATTTGCATTTTGTATTGCATTAGTAATTAGTGTACCGGGTGTTGTTAGCGTTGCACCCTTGATCCACTGGACATCTAGTGGTGCGCCCTGGGTAGATATTTGAATATTTTTTATGTGAGCAAATAAAGTTGAAGGGCCGACAATCCTGTAAGCTTTTACTGCTCCTGCTGTTAATGATGGCATCGAAATAACTCCTACCATACCATAACCTAAATGTATTGCACCATGGTCTGAATTAATTTCCTTGAATCCACCTGTAACCTGTTCAATCACATTATGCTTTACGTCATCTTCATCTAAATACCTGCCTGAGTGAGGGTGCATTTCTTCAATTCCCATTTTTAATTCCTCCTATGCTCTATTTATTTTTTCTTTCGGCTGTTCTGGTATTGCTGTTATTACAAGTGTTTGCCATATCATTCTAGTACCATTAATCACGTATCGTATTGCATCCAATCCATGGTCAAATTGTTTGATAGGTACATCCTCACCTACCAATTGTTTTTTAGGATCCCAGCGATACGCGCTTAATTCTCCGATAAATTTCTTGCAATGTTTTAAAACTCTGAATCTGTTTGATGCAATGATACTACTAAATAACTCAATACCTTTTAATACTGAGTTATCAGCTTGCCTTATTTGTTTTTCGCCGTCTTGATGAAGCTGCAACATAAACCCTTTTGCGGATGGATCTATATATGTTGCATCCTTTCTAACTTCCATGCCATTTACACCATTTTTTATTTTCCACTTCTTGAAGTCTTTGCTGTAATCGGAAGGTGATTTTTGCACATTCTCCGTTCTTCCTTCATGGTAATATTCATCCAGCAAATACAAAATTCCGTCACTGCCCAAACCACACAACAAAAATACTGTTGCATTACTTTGCCCGTAATCGACACCAATCCATTTCTTATTGATTTTTACCCCTGCTGGTACTGCATTAACTACCATGTTTCTATCAAACATGCTGTAAATAATACCCTCAGCCATAACCCACAAACCAAGTATAAAGCGTTCAAAAAATACCCCGGAAAACATTCTCATATACCGTTCTTTTAACTCTTTCGATAGACTAGGATTATCATCTAAAGTAAAGTGTAATCGTATGGCATTCTTCTCTTTTAACTTATCGATCCATTGTACCTTAAACCAATGAAATGGTCCTTCAGGATTACAATTATACCAGAGTTTAGCACCGTCAATAGAGCAACGCGCTATACATTGACTAACAAAAGTCTCAGGCATTAGCGCAACTTCATCAAATAAAAACCCTGCTGCCGTAAATCCCTGTACTAAATCCTGTGACTTTTCATGCTTACCCCCAAACAAATAAAACATATTAACCACACCATCTTTTTCAATGATTAATATGTTTTCACTTAATCGGTCTTTGTAATCGTAACCACGACTAGTAAGCATCTGTTTTAGAGGTTCGACAACATTTCGTCTTAGGGATCCAATAGTCTTACCAGCAAATCCGAAGTTTTTACCACTGAAAGTTTCCATTGACCATATAACAAATGATAATGCCATTATTACAGTTTTACCACCACGTACCGCACCATCGCAAATGATAGCATCTTTTTTACAATGCGGACTATTAGGCATCCACCAGGTTAATAATTTTTTTTGTTTAGAGGTAAACTCACAAAATTTAAAAGTACTTTTTCTCCGTTTTAAACTGAGCATAGATCCCCCTAATCATCCCACAAGTTTTCTGAGGTATTTTTCAATGCTTCGATAAATCCATCATTCATATCTGCTTCACCTTCAGGGCCGTACAACTTATCTTTTTCTAATTGTAAGCGTTCTCTCATTAATTTGAGTCTGCTGCGATCCACACTTTCTTTCCAATCTTTCGGCATTACTCCCAAGTACTGTTCGAGGGCTTTCAGGGCTTTCATTTTATCCCACAACTTAACATGTAAATGCCCGTTGGCATCTTCTCTCATTTCCTTCACTAATTGCCCATCAATCTTTTTGCAAAGCTTTAGTGTAACTGTGGAATAATCATCAGCAATTTTAACAAATTCGCCAATATCAGAAAAAGCTATCTTTGCATACTGCTTGATAACGTCCATCGGCTTTACAAAAATCTCTGTATTTCTTTCATCGATCAAGTGCCTAATAAACGCGCTTACCTGTTTTTTACTCAGGATGTCATCAGGGTAAGTAGTATGTGTATACCCAGCTTTATTTGCTGCAAGTGTTGTCGAAAAATGGGCAATGTATTCAAAGCAAAATGTTTCCTCCTGCTCCGTTAAACGGAACTTTGCGCCGGAACGAATAATATCCCTGACTCTGTTACTAGGTATGGGATTTTGCTCTGTTTTTTCGTGGACTATGCGATCCCACTTATCTGTTACCGACCACAACTTAAGTTGTGTTTTTGTTACCCCTAATACCTCTGCAATGGTATCGAAGGTAACCATACCTTTGCCTTCAGTGTAGATCCTCTGTGCTATAAACCGCTTCGATTCTACTTCATGTTTAGTTTTCTTAGGTGCTTTTACCCTCTTCTTTACCATTTAATCAACCTTTCGTCACCCCATTTCTGTATAAAAAAATGACATACCCTTTATTTAAAGGTATGTCAGGGGATTTATTAACATAGCTTACAACCAAGTAAATAAGCTATGTTGGTGCATATTCAACCCACCTACCACAAGGGTAAGACTGTACACACAAAGTATACAACATGTTCTTTTTGTTAGTCAATAGGGCCGATTCTCTTTGTTTTCTTCTGCCGTCCACTACCTTTTTTAGCCCTTTTCAGGTTCTTCCTGTAAAACCTTACTCCTTCTTCAGTCATATACTGGTATCCGTGGTACATGAAAAAATATCTCTGCGGTAAGGACTCATTACATACGGCATGGCGTAGGCTTGATGGCGTTATATCTAATTTCTTTGCTGCATCCTTAAATATCATACAATTAGTCATCAAAATTTCTTCTGTATTTTCAGCTAATTCTTGAAGTATACCCCTTACAAATATTTCATCATCAGAAGATAATTCCTGACCTTCAAATTCTCTCAATTTAATTGCCGATCTTGATAACAGATTTAATGCTTTACTTATCTGATCCATATTTAAAACCCCTTCACTAGTTTATAAACTAATTATACACCATAAAGCGTATAATGTATATAGGTAAAAAAATAACCCACAATGTGGGCTATCTAATAGTATCTTTTTTTGTGTCATAACCAAAAATTAAATGCTCTCTTTTTACTTTTGTTTTTGTTACAAAGTGTCTTGCTAGAATCATAAGCAATTGTGATTCGGTAAAACCTAAACGCTTGTATTCTGTGAAGTAGATATGATGAAAACTATCCATGATCCATTTTTCTCTATTTGTTTCTGGTACGATCTTATATTGCTGTGGTATTTCATGTTTCTTATTTTTTATCCTGATAATTCTTACATCAGGTGGAATCTTTGGAATCTCTGGCATGTTCATCATCCTTTACGGCCTGTTCAAATTCTTCATGGGCTTGCCTAACTTTTGCACGTTCCACACTATTCATCTTTGTATCAAGTATTCTGTTGTCATTCATGATAGGTTTTCTGCCATAGCCTTTCGATCCTCCGCCTGATTTTCCCCCTCTATGCATATCCTCTATATAGGCCTGTTCCCAGCCTTCATATTTATCTACTGTTATATCTATGTCATATTGTATTTTAATTTTCTCTATCTCATTCATTAGATTCTTACATGCTTCTTTTTTATTATGCTTTTTGTAGTAGATATATATGCTCTGCAATCTTTCAATATATGCGACTGGATCCGTAATTCTTCCTGTACACTTTTCAGGGCAACCATCAATATTTTTAAAGATTTTGCACTTATCACCCCTGCAATGCAGGTTAAAACAGTTCAGATCCCACATATTATATATGCCTCCTGGATGTTAATTTTCTAAAACCCACTTCAGATTCTTTATTAAATCTGATTTTTCTTCTACTTCTTTTTCTAAATCCAATATCCTATTTTCGTAACTCTTTAAACCATTTTGAATAATATTTTCTGTATGGTATATACCTGTATAATATCCTTCGTTATATTCCCCCTGTAGTAATTTCTCTATTGAATGCTGTTTTTTTAACGAAGCTATTCTATCTAATTTCTCTATTGAATGCTGTTTTTTTAACCTCCTTTTCGATATTATCTCTA